AAGCACATAAACTTAAAGTCTATTTGTTGACGACTCGGTGTTAGAGTTCCGTCAACATCAAAGATAAATTTTTTCACTTAGTATGTGGAATATCTATATCATCGCATCCTGCGTATGATGTTGACAATTCAGAACCTATATCACCACCCTTATCTGCACCAAACATAGTAACAAATCCAGCAGCAACCCAACCTATAAATGGTATATTTGACAATGCAGGGGCAGCAGAAGCACCAACAGCACCACCTACCATTCTACCAGTTCCTTTTCCAGATCCAGCAGCTTCAATACATGCGATAGTCTTTGCACTAATTGTTGTACCTTCCTGAGCACCTTTACCTTGAGCAGATGGATCTATCCATGCACTAGTACTACTAACTGGTCCTCCATGATGAGCTGCTCCGTCCATTGTATACATTTCTGTTGTCTGTATATTTTGCTTCTTCATTCCTAAGAATCCACCACTCTTCTGTATATCTTTTACATTAGACATAACTAAAGGATCATTTGCTCTATATGCCATTTCATATGAACCATCAGCATTACTCTTAATTCTATATGATGTATAAGGACCTACAGGAAGACTAGGAAATCTACTCTCCTGAGGTTGTCTTCTAGCAATAGTTCCTACTGCACCAACATAAGTTAATCCAATAAGACTTGCTGAACCTATTGCGATCCATCTTTTATAGTTCATGACACTTCCTCTTCTTTAGTTTTACGACCAATGTTGTACTTAGTTTCTAGTATCCAGTTACCTTTGTCTTTATAAGACAATACTTTTATCTGGTTTAAAGGTGCAATATCTCCTATCTTAGCAGATTCTTTGATAGAAATCAAGCCCCAATCAGCAAGCAACTGACTAATACGATTCCTACGCTGCACATCGTTAATAGTAAGGTTAGCTCTTTTTCCATCAAGTGCAAATAATTCTTTAAAGTGGACGATATAATATCTTCCTTGTTTATGTAGTATATGACACGACTGATACAATTTCTTTTCTTTACGGGAAGCAACACCTATTCGTGTTAAGGTTTCTCGTACTTTTAAAAAGTCATCTGGCTCACTTAAAGCCACCTCAATCATACTATCTGGCGACCAATCATAGGTTGGTTCAACAACAACGCTCATTATACTAAGATAAAATTCAGTATTTCTATTTAGTTTAGGGACTTCTTGACATTCTGAAGTCCTGCGTAGACTACCTCATATGCCTTACCATAAGCCATCCTATTGATATATCTTTTATCCCACCATTCATTCATCTTACAGTCCTTTCCACTTTGTTTTTCATAGATGCCAAGGAACACACTAAAGGTATCCCAAACTGGTAATGGAAAATACATTGGAGATAGACAAACAAAGATATGATCATAAACATAGTCTCCGTGATCGTACTCATGAGCATGACAAGCTTTCCATTTAGTAGGTTCACCCACATTCTCACATATAAAGTTATTAACTGGACTACGAGTATCGACTTCCTTTATTCCTTCATTGCGAATCCAAGTCATACTATTCAGTCTTCCTTGATGATGTAAGTACGCACCCCAACTACCCTCATCAACTTTACCATAAGTATGAGCAAAATGATACTCTAATAGATGACAAGCAAGATACTCTTTAAATTCATCATTATCATCACCGATAAAAGTTCCTGCTAAAAAATCATCATGATGGTCTATATTAACTAGATCAATCTTTCCTTTGGGAAGATCTTTAAGTATCATATCATGATCAAATCCAAAAGAAACTGTAGCATTAGGAGATGCTGCAAGTGCTCTAGTATATGTTTCTAACATATAATCTAAACACTCTTCATCAATTATCTTTGATCTATCGTTTAAATCAGTATACTTATTAAAATATTGCGTCCACTTTGTATAAGGATGCCACTCTTCCCATAGTTCATTGTTATCATTTGGCCAGTCATCTACTGCAGGAAAACAATAATCAATATCAATACTCAAAACCTTTGTCACTTGATACCACCTACATCCATTTTATGTTTTATATATTCTAGTTGATCAGGAGTTAATATTCTCAATGCTTGTTTTGCTTTCTCAGTATTATACTTATAGTATTTTTTTACAACCTCTAGATCTTCAATCCTTTCTTGCTTTAACCAAGGAGCAAAACGCTTTCTCTTTCTGATTCCATTTAACATAAAATTATACTGCATGTCCTTATCTAAATTAGGAAATCTATTCATCTCGTTAGCATACATGACACAATCAAGATGACCAGATAAGCAACGATTTACAATATATGCAGGATACTTTGCATCAGGATCTTCTTCAAGAATATCTTTCTTGTTAAGATTAATTGAATTTAACCAGTCTTTTAATTCCATAGTATGTAATTCCCAATGACAAGAAAATCAAGATCCATATTTTTAAATCCTTTAATAGCATCTTCTGGAGTTTCTATGATAGGTTCTCCACTCTTATTGAATGATGTATTTAAAAGAATAGGATCTTCAAATTTAGATAGTAGATGACACATCTTAGGATTCTGTTTCTTATTGACAGTTTGAATTCTACAAGTTTTATCTTCATGAACAATAGCAGGTATCCTATCACTTATAGCATGCTGAGAACTCAACATGTATGGTGTAATCTCACCCTCAAGAAAATAATCATCTATTCTTTCTTCTAACATTATACCAGCATACGGTCTCCAATGCTCACGATGTTTTATTCTCTTATTTAAGATGTCTTTATTTTCTGGTTGAGTAGGACTCATAAGAATAGAACGATTACCGAGAGCACGAGGACCATGTTCTGATCTACCTTGGAACCATCCTACAATTCTATTTTTCTCAAGTTCATAAGCAACCGTCTCACACAACAAATCAAAGTCTTCATAGTATTCCATATTCTCCTCGTCAGGAACAAAATCTTCATAAGATTTTCCAAGGTATGAAATATTATTTTTTGGCATACGAGGATTACTTCCAGTTTTATAAGCACCCCATGCTGCTGCTCCAAAATGAATACCAGAGTCATTCGTATATGGTGGTATGTGCATGGTATTAAACAATGGTTTTAATAAACTATTAGCACATACATTGAGGAAAGATCCACCTGCAAAACAATGATTATCTTCTAGGTAACCATCTTTTTGTAAAGACTTAACTAATCCAAGTAAAGCATCTTCAAATGATCTTTGCAGATAGTATGCTTTATCTTCTAAACTTCCTTGAATAGAATTAAATACCATACGATAGTCATAGAAGTTTGCCACATTATGTCCAAAGTCATACTTATCAATATCAAATAATTCTTTAGCATAATCATTAGCAAGTGTATATGGTTTAGGTGCATCTAGTTCATTTCCATATGATGCAAGACCCATTATCTTTCCCTCTTTCGGTGTTTTATCATCTTCATATTCTTTACCTATCTCTTTACACTTTCCCTCATATATCATCTTAGACCATTGACAATAAAATTCTCCAAAAGAATTTTCACCAACATCACCAGGCATACGAAAGAATCTAAAAATCTTTTTTCTCTTATTGAAATATCCTATACTATTATTTTCTCCACCACGAATATTACCAGTAGCAAAATCCCATAGTCCACTACCCAAACCATCCAATGTTAAAAAACTTCCACTATTAAATGGAGAAGTAAAAACAGTTGATGCTGCATGACATAAATGATGTGATAAAAACCATACATCTGCATGTGGAAATATATCTCTTAGTAATTGACTTGCTTCCTTTTCTTTTCCCTCATACCAAATTTTACGCTTTGTAGTAGTAACTTCATTATATTTAAAAAGATTATTCCAAGGATATGTTGGAACATAACAAACTATATCTACATCATCTTTAGAATAATCTCCTAGAACATAATCAATAGATTTAAAAGGAAAACTACCATCCTCTTTTATTCTACTCAAACGCTCTTCATTTATACTTCTAATATGGTATCCATCTACAAATAAAGTTGCACCAGAGTCATGACTTATTGCCTCTGGATTTTCAATTGTACCATAGAGTCCTATAATTTTCATACTGTATAGTTAGTCAATACTAATTCTTTACGATCCATTTGTTCTAACATATATTTACCCACTGATCTCATGGTATATGTGTGATCAAATTCAGATGCATTCCAATTTACAAAACGATCACGAATTAACTGTGATGAATTATAAGATATTATATGATCTGCACATGCATCATCGCAATCTGAAGCAAACTGATCATGATCAAACTTTTTATGCATAGCACCTTTTCTACCATATAAATTTGATGATATCTCATACGGTGGATCAGAATACATAAAGACTGTAGGATCATCAGTTAAAAGATCTGTGTATGTACTATTAGTTATCTTCCAATGCTGAATCAATTTTCCATACTCTGCTAGTTTCTCAATTCCTCTATAAGAAAAATTAGATTCTGATGCCTGTGGAGAAAAAGAACTCGACTCAGTAAGACCAGAAAAACTACACTTATTGGTAACATAAAATGCTACTGCTCTTTCTATATTAGTTAACCCCTTGTTGTTTATATCTTCTTTTGCTTGTTCAAATAATTCTCTAGCAGTATCTCTATCTGGATGCAAGTTCTTTGTTTTCCAAACTGAATTCTGCAATGCCTCACCGTCATGTTGTAACTCCATCCAAAAGTTTGCTAATGGTTCGTATAAGTCATTGACCCATACTTTAGTATCAGGAAATCTTTTAGTCCATTCTAAAGCAAACGAACCACCTCCTAGAAATGGTTCGCGAAATTCTTTGTACTCAGTTTTATTCAAAGGATAATAACCAAATAATTTCTTAACTGCTCTAGACTTTCCGCCAGGATAACGAAGGGGAGTTTTCAATTGCTTCATGCTGCAAGTTCAAATAAAGTAGGTCTATGAATAAAAAATTCTGGGTAATGTTGGAAGACTCTTTTATCATATTGTGATGATACTAGACATTTTCTAAGATCAGTTCCTTCTTGTATTCTTTTTTGAATAAAAGAACGATCAAGAACTGGATTTTTCATCTTTGCAAATGCACCATCAGGATTAGTTGTTAATCCTTTAGTTGGAACTTTAAAGATTAGAGTCCTCCAACATGTCATTAAGACATGATAGAAAACATCTGTATTTTCTTTAGTGCGAGGAGGAGAATTATTGGTAGAAGTTTGGAATCTAAAATCAAAAGTTTCCCTCCTAAGAATTATACCACGCTTTTTCAATTGTTTGTCAACCACAGATTTATGAACAATTTTTTTTATTTGTGCTCTCTCTAATCCTTCTTCATGAACTATAAGATCAATTCCTTGATCTACGAGAGGTACAGAATAATTAATTTTGTTACTTAGTAGATAAGTCTCTACTGCTTTTTCACATGATCTACCATTAAAAGCTGCACCACATGCTTTAGCATCAAAATTTGAAATTACTTCCTCTGGTAGTAGAGGTGGCATTACTGGAGTTATACGAGTCATAATATTATTCTCCAGACATTTTAGCAACTAACTTGTCTGCTAAAGCATCAATCTGTTCATCAGTTGGGAAGACAGGATAGTCCTCAGGATCCTGTTCTACACCAGCATCAGCAAGATATTCATATCTTCTTTGTGCTTCAGAAAAACGATTCTGAAGTCTGTTTTCTGCCATTGTAAGGCACTCCATACGGAGTTCGTAGGGATTCCTAGCCATAGTTTTTAACTGTAAGTGTTAGTGTTTGTATTTGTTTATGTGTATGTAAGATATTTCTTACACTTCAAATACTGTATTATATATACAGGTTTAGTAAGTTTCCTGACTAATTGTTTCCCAAATGACATAATCATCAGGATCGAGATCCTTTAAGAATTGTACTCCGCTATCATCTGGTTTTTCATAATCTTCTGGTCTAGGAGTAGGCATATAATATCCTCTTGGTTCTTGCTGTCTCATCAAACGCTTTTGTATCATAATACTAATAGTCTTATCAAACCATGCATCTAATGAGGTTGATAATTTTCTATGTGAAGTACCAACATAGACTTGTCCTGCTACTACAGAACATGTAGCAACACCCCAGAACAAATAATAAAATCCACTCTTAACTTGGTTGCGTAATTTGTTTGATTTAATAGTCATAATTTTTACTTGAACTTACATTCTACCATAATTTCGGTAAGACATGCAAGCATGTTAATTTCTTGATCTGCTACGAATGCCATCTGATATTGATACTTAGCAATAATAAGCACAGCAGCAGCAATACTAGGACCGTCAAGGGATGTGTATAAAGCATCGTAGATACGACGGAAGAGAAGATTAGGATCATTATCCAAATTGGAAACCGTCCACTTCCGAACCGATGGGAAATCCTTCTCTTTGAGTTTCTTAATGAGATCATTTACTTTTACATCTGAAAATTCTGCAAGGATTGCTGAGTCTATTATACCACCAACAGAGTATCTTTGGCATTCATTTAAGACTCTCCTCCAATCAGGAAAGTGTTTGTTGATGAGTTCTACAATAACTTTCTTATCTGATTTGATATTTTCTTTATCTAAAATATCGTTGAGTCTTTGGAAGAATGATGCTGCAATAGTTTGTTTCTCTTTACCTTTAATACCAAACTCTACAACAGCACATCTAGAATGCAATGGTTCTATAATTTTATTCTTATAGTTACAAGTAAAGATAAACCTACAATTGTTATAAAACGATTCAATGTTTGCCCTTAGTAGTAACTGCACATCATGTGTAGTATTATCTGCCTCATCAATAATGATTACCTTATGAGTGCTAGTTTGTGATAGAGAAACAGTTGATGCAAAATTCTTTGCCTGATTTCTTACAGTATCAAGAAACCTACCTTCATCAGATCCATTGATAATAATATAGTCGCATGATAGTTGTTCACAAAGTGCTCTTGCAATAGTTGTCTTACCACATCCTGCAGGACCAGCAAGCAATAGATTAGGTATCTCACCTTTATCTACAAACTTCTGAAAAGTATCTTTGATACTCTTCGGAAGAATACAATCATCTATGGTCTTGGGTCTATACTTTTCAACCCATAGAAATTCATTTCTCATTACAAAAGATTTAACGAAATAATAATACGATCTTGGTCACTATCATGTGGTGGTGCCATATGCAACAAACCACTTGGGAAGATTACCAAGTCACCTTCTTCAACTGCAATAGAACTAGTATCACGACTACCAGATTCTGCTGCAAACGGTGAAAAGAACAAAGTACTTTTATGTACCTTTGGGTTTATTCTAGCATAGAATACACAAGAATAACCAACAGTGCCATGATCATGAGGAACATGATAATCTCTGCTCTTATATCTTTGACACCACAGACCACTTACATGAGTAAATTTGTACTGAGAAATTTTTAAAAATTCATCTAGATACGGTTGTGTCATCTTTAAAAAATCTTCTGCATATGGAGGTGCTGATTTATTAAAGTAGTCTGTGTAATCAATATGCGTATGTTGAA